AGGTAGGCTACGCCCTACCGACCAACCAAGAGTCGGCAACATAGATACCGCTTGCTATATGTTTAAGCCATACGACCTGCCCAACCTACGCTTTGAGATGGCCTATGAGGCAGACGGCATCTTTGCCCAAGCAGCATCCGAGCAAGGAACACTTATCTGCGTAGAGCAGTACCTTTGTTATTACAACGCACTAAAATGAAAACGAGCAAACAAATAGACGGGTGGTTTAACCACCAAGCAGCATACGACTACCTCCTTGATAATATGCCCGAAGACGGCACGTTCGTAGAGTTGGGGGCTTGGCTCGGTAAGTCATCAGCTTACCTATGCGACAAAGCAACATCCCAAAACATCACAATCATTGATTCTTGGAAGGGTTCACCAAACGAACTAACCACCACCCACAAGCTCGCAACGGAGGTAGACATATACAAGCTCTTTGTGGAGAATATGGGAACCCGTAAGTACAAGGCCATAAGAGCAACATCCAAAGTAGCATCAAAGAAGTTTGCCAACGAATCGTTAGACGTGGTATTCATAGACCTCACCCATACCTATGAGGCGGTAAAGGAGGACATCAAGCTATGGCTCCCCAAAGTAAAGAAGGGAGGCTTCATCGCAGGAGATGACTACCACGAACATTGGAAGGGTGTAATCCAAGCCGTTGATGAACTGCTGCCCCGTGCTACGTTCATTGATGACTGTTGGATTTACCAAAAGTGAAGAACCACACAAAGGTCTACCTTAAAGGGATGGGCTACTCCACAACCGACTTCATCCCCTGCGAGGTATGTCAAGGCAAAGCCGTAGACATCCACCACATAGAACCAAGAGGAATGGGTGGAAGCAAAATTGCTGATACCATAGAAAACCTGATGGCATTATGCAGGTCTTGCCACCACGAGGCTGACTTCGGAACTAAACTAAAGAAGGACTACCTTTACGAAGTTCACAACCACCATTTATCAAAAAGAGTTATTTAGTTATGCAAAGAGCAACAATCGGTACAATTATACCAAACCCAAAAAATCCAAGAATCATAAAGGATGACAAGTTCAAGAAGCTTGTAAAGTCCATACAGGAGTTCCCACAGATGCTTGAGTTGCGTCCAATCGTGGTAGATAGCAATATGGTAGTGCTTGGAGGTAATATGCGCTTAAAGGCGTGTATTGCGGCAGGACTTAAAGAGGTGCCTATTATCGTTGCCGATCAACTAACCGATGCGCAGAAGGATGAGTTTATCATTAAAGACAACGTAGGCTTCGGAGAATGGGATTGGGACTTGCTTGCTAATGAGTGGGAGCCTGATGCTCTTACTAATTGGGGATTGGACTTGCCTACAAGTTGGGGAAATGAAGATATAATAATGGATTCTAAAGATGTAGATAGTAGCCAACTAATGGCAATAGTAATTGTTGCTTATGAAAATGTAGAAGATTTAGATAAAATAACTTCTTTATATGAATTAAGTAGTACAGATATAACTGAAAGCATTAAAGGTCAAATAGGAACTCAAAGAAAGATGTATGTCTTTAAAAAGTAAAAAACTCGTTGCAATACTTGGTGGTAGACCATATATTGATAACATTACATTACGAAGATTTCTTATCCCACCTGTTAGAGAAAGGCTAAAAAAAGAAGGGATTGATTTTATCATCGCAACAAACAATCCCAATGCCGCAAAGGATTTTAGAAAAATCAAAGATATAGTCACTATAGAGACAAGTGAAGCTTTGCACAATGAGTTTGTATTAAGACAAAGAGAAACCAAAACTAATCTTGGTGCTGAAACAAGAGAGACCATAAATCAATATGCTATTGAAAACAATTATGATTATGCTCTGCATTTAGATGATAACATTACTCAATTGTTTTATCAAATAAATAAAAAAAATATCAGTGTAAAGAAAAATAAACCACAAGCATTTTTTGATTTAATAAAATTATTGTTTTTTATAGCTGAAAATTCAAATACAGGGGCAGTTGGTTTTGAGATGGCAGCATATCCAAGTTTAGAGACAATAAAAATTACTGCAGGATTCCCATATAGTTTTTTTGTTCATCGTGTAGACAAGAATTTTCAATTTGAGAATTCAACAGAAGATGACATACTTATGAGCATCTATAATGGCATAAATAAAAAACCAAGTTGTGTTGTTAGAAATGCCTTGCGATATGGCAAGACAGGTAAAAAAACATCAATGGATGGGAATCGTAAAATCTATAATGCTATGCTGAAGGATAATAAAAGAGGTGAGTATGCCGAAAGTATGTATCCAAATATCTACACAAGAAAAGTCAGCTATATGGTAAAATCAAGTACAATTCAAAAAGAACCATTTTTACAACATAAACATAAACTTAAAAAGCCAAAGGAGTGGGATACTGATTTAATATTAAACAATAACGTAGTATCTGAAATTAAAAAAACCATAGAACAAATTAAAAAAAGAGAATCTAATGACGAATAACATTGTTGTAGGTGCAGGATTATCAGGCGCCACTTTAGCGAGAAAATTAGCTGATGATGGACACAATGTGTTGGTTATAGATAAGAGAAACCATATAGGGGGCAATGTTTATGATTACATTGATGAAAAAACTAATATAAGATTAAGTAAGTATGGCGCACATATCTTTCACACATCTAACGAAGACGTTTGGGAGTTTGTCAATAGATTCTCTGAATGGTTACCTTATGAACATCGTGTCTTATCATTTGTTAACGATAAATTTGTTCCTGTTCCTGTAAATATTACCACTGTAAATGTGTTATTTAATTTAAACATAAAGAATGAAGACGAAATGAAGGAATGGCTCTATAATAATCAAATAAAGGGAGATGTAAAAAATTCTAAAGATGCCGCTTTATCTCGTGTGGGTAAGGAATTATACGAATTAATGTTTGAAAACTATACAAAGAAACAATGGGATGTAGACCCAATAGAGTTAGATGCATCAGTTTTAGAACGAATACCTGTTAGGGAAAACTTTAACGACAAATACTTTTCAGACAAATATGAGGCATTACCAAAAAATGGTTATACTGAATTTGTAAAAAATATGTTAGACCACAAAAACATTGAAGTACGACTCAACGAAGAATACGATAATAAACACCACAAATCTAATAGGCTCTTTTTTACAGGCAAAATAGATTCTTATTTTTCAGATAGGTTTGGCAAATTAGAATACAGGTCATTAGAATTTGACTATGAAACACACGAAGTAAAGAATTATCAACCTTCTGCAGTGGTTAACTATCCTTCGCTTAAATATCCATACACGAGAAAAATAGATTACAAAAAATTCTATGGCACCGAATCTGATTATAGTATAATAGCAAAAGAATATAGCACCAATAATGGTGAGGAGTATTATCCAATGCCTACAAGTAAGAACAAAGAGATTTATTCAAAATACCAAAAAGCAGCAAAAGAATTAGAAAAGAAAAATATTTATTTTATAGGAAGGTTGGCTGAATATAAATATTTTAATATGGACCAAGCAATTCATAGTGCATTGCAATTATACAATAAGTTAAAATGACAAGTAGTGACATCCATAAAAAGGCAATGCTTGATGCGTTAGAGAAATCGTTAGGAGTAGTTACGTCTGCTTGCAAGAGCGTTGACTTATCACGGCAAACACATTACCGATGGATGCAAGAGGACAAAGAATACAAAGCAGCAGTCGAAGAACTATCAGACGTAGCCATTGACTTTGCAGAGAGCCAACTGCACAAGCAGATAAAGGAGGGCAACTCCACCGCTACTATCTTTTTTCTAAAGACCAAAGGCAAGAAGCGTGGGTACATAGAGAGGCAAGAGGTAGACGTATCTTCGGGCAAGCTATTTCAAATTGAAGTGCTTGGAGAAGATTCAGACCAATAAAGTATATAACCACCTAAAGCGCAGCGACAAGAAGATAGTCGTTGAGCAGGGCGGTACTCGTAGTGGGAAGACGTACAACATCCTGCTATGGGTCATTTTCTATTATAGTACCCGAGAAACCAACAAGACCATCACGATATGTCGTAAGACGTTCCCTTCGCTTCGGGCATCGGTGATGCGTGACTTCTTCGAGATACTGCGCAACAACGACCTGTACAACGAGAGTTACCATAACAGGTCAAGCCACGAGTATTATCTGAATGGCAACCTTGTAGAGTTCATAAGCCTTGACCAACCGCAGAAAATACGAGGGCGCAAGCGCAACCTCCTGTACATTAACGAAGCCAACGAGCTGACCTTTGAGGATTGGCAGCAGCTAATAATGCGAACCGAAGACAGGGCAATCCTTGACTACAACCCCTCCGATGCGTTCCATTGGATATACGATAAGGTGGTGACCCGTGATGACTGCGAGTTCCATCAGACCACCTACCTTGACAACCCGTTCCTTGATAGCAGCATCCGAAATGAAATAGAACGCTTGCGTGATACCGATAGCGACTATTGGAGAATCTACGGACTCGGAGAACGTGGTATGAGCCGAGCCACCATCTTCCAATACGGGCAGGCAGAGATACCAACGGATGCCACGCTCCTATGTCACGGGATGGACTTCGGGTACACGAATGACCCAACCGCACTTGTGGCAGTTTACAAGTCGGGGGACAATCTTTATGTGGATGAGCTTATCTACCGCACGGGTATGACCAACCCCGACATCAGTAACGTATTGAAGTCCCTAAACCTTGATAGGCGCACAGAGGTGTTTGCTGACTCTGCTGAACCTAAAAGCATCGAGGAGCTGCATCGTATGGGATGGAACGTGAAACCCACGCAGAAGGGCGCAGATAGCGTTATCGTGGGTATTGATGTGCTGAAGCGGCACAAGCTATTCGTTACCCCACGAAGCAGCAACCTAATCAAAGAATTGCAAAACTACAAATGGGTAGAAGATAAGAACGGCAACCTGCTCAACAAACCGATTGATGCATTCAACCACGCCATAGATGCGCTTCGCTATGCAACCTACAACAAACTAAGCAGACCTAACTTTGGCAGGTATGCCATACGCTAAAACTAAAAGGTTATTTTAATAATGGAACTAAAGGTAATTGTACCCACCTCCCTGTCGGAGATAACTCTTGACCAATACCAACGCTTTGCGAGGCTTGAGGGCGATGAGGAGTTTTTGACCCACAAGATGCTTGAGATATTCTGCGGAGTGCCTCTTGCCAATCTTCCAAACGTACGCATCAAAGATGTGAGCCATATCAGCAAGCACATTAGTGCGATGATAAACGAGAAGCCAAGCCTCACGCCAACCTTCACGATGGGGGACACGAAGTACGGGTTTATCCCTGAACTTGACAATATCACCTATGGTGAGTTCGTTGACCTTGATGGCTACCTGCAAGACGTACAAGACCTGCACAAAGCGATGGCGGTATTGTATCGCCCTATCACAAGCGAGGTCAAGCATCGGTATCTGATAGAGCCGTATGAGGGCGCAGGCAAGTATGCCGAGCAGATGAAGCAAGCCCCGATGAGTGTTGCTATGGGCGCAACGCTTTTTTTTTGGCATTTAGGGAACGAGTTACTGCAAGCTATGCTGACCTCTTTGGAGGCGAAGAATCAAACGAATACTCCAAGCAAGGGCAGTTCTCTAAACGATGGGGATGGTATGCAACAATCTATCAACTTGCTAAAGGAGACATTAGGCAGTTTGCAGAAATTACACAACTACAACTCCACGAGTGCCTACACTTCCTCACCTTTGAAAAGCAAAAGCAAGAGGTTGAAAACGACCTAATAAAAAAGTCAATAAAATGAGACAGTTCTACGACATCACCACCAAACTAAAAGATACGCTTGAGGCCAATAGCCAAGTCAACGTGGTAACCACAGGGGATATTTTTGACATAGACCTAAACAAGCAGACCATCTTCCCCTTGTCGCATATCATCATCAACCAAGCAACATTCGAGGGACAGATAGTTCGCATGAACGTGAGCATTGTTTGTATGGACTTGGTAGATGAGACCAAAGAGAACCCACGCTTGCAGGCAGAGCCGTTCTACGGCACGAGCAACGAGCAGAATATCTTGAACACCCAACTCGCAGTAATCAACGATGTGGTGACAGAACTGCGCAGGGGTACTCTGTACACCGACCTTTATCAGTTGGATGGCACCGCATCTTGCGTTCCCTTTAGCGAGAGGTTTGAGAACCTGCTTGCAGGGTGGACTGCTACGTTTGACGTGCTGCTTGCAAACACCGAGATAAGCATCTGCTAAGATGGCACGGGAGGACTTGATTGCTGCGGTACTTATTAAGTTTGGCAAATATGTCATTCAACAGGCGAGGAGTAATCTCACCAAAGGCAAGCACAACTTTAACAAGACCCTTTACAATTCACTTCGGTATAGCGTGTACTACTCAAATGATAAGTTCTCAATGAGTTTCTTTATGGAGGATTATGGTGAGTTCCAAGACAAGGGAGTAAAGGGAGCAGGGGGCACGAGAAAGAGTACAAGCGCATTCAACAGGAGAAACAACAAGGGCAAGATATGGAGGCAGAAAGCACCCAACAGTCCATTTGCCTACAAGGACAAGAAGCCTCCTGTATCTGCATTCAAGGCTTGGGCAGAGAGCAAGGGGCTGAATCCGTTTGCAGTCCGTGAGTCCGTATTTCGGCAGGGTATCACTCCAACTAAGTTCTTTAGCACTCCATTTAATATCGCAATCAATAAGCTGCCACCCGAAATTGCTAACGCAATAAAAAATAGTTTCTAAAAAATGAGTACACCTGTATTATCCACACCGAGCAGCCTTGCTATGGCAAGAAGCCCGCAGTTCGTAACGGGCAAGAACAACGCACTTTCAAACGATTCGCTTGATGCGATGACTTTGGGAGTAGCTATTTATTCAGGCTTAAAATCAGCATCCGTAACGAACAACTACAACCTGACCAAAAACTACTCAATCAACGAGGTAATCAATTTTGAAATCAGCGACCTTGTACGCTCGGAGTTCAACCACGACTTCAGCGTATGGAATGACATAGGCTACACGCAAAGCCCCCCTGCGGAGGTATTGTGGGTTCGCCCTACGGGCAGTTGGACTTACTCTAACGCAGGAACCGCCCCCGAAACATTTCCTTTCGCAACAGGCGTAACCTTCGCCTACATAACTACCGATGGATGGGCTACCCGTGATAACATAGCCCCTGTTGCGGTATCGCAGGCCGTGCTTGCAACGAGCAGAGATAGGCAGGTGCTTATCGGTAACTACGAATCCCTTGCGATTAACAACAGCGTAGCAAACGACTTGAGTGAGATTGAGATTGTTTGGAACAATGGCGATGGCGATGGCTTCTACACAACTGTTAGTAGTTTATCGCCTCCCGACCCAACAACCAACAACTCACAAAACCTTGTGATTTACGCAGGAGTCGGCCCCGCAAACCTTGAGAACAATCCCTACATAGATAACACCATTAAGCCCTCTACTCACGAAGCAGGGGACTACTACGATGTCATTCTAAAAGATTCAGGTGGCGATACAATTACATCAGTACGCTACTATCTAATCTGCGAACCCAAGTACGACCCTGTGCAGGTGGCGTTCATCAATCGCTTTGGCGTTGCTGACTTCATCACGTTCTTCAAGCGCAGCGATGAGCGTGGTAACTTCACGCAGGACTCCTACCAAAAGAGCATCTACAACGATGGCTTTACCACCCCGTCTTTGGAGATAGGCAAGTATCAATCCTTCAATGTCAACTCTCGCAACACCCTAACTCTAAACACAGGGTTCGTTGACCAAGACTACGATGAAACGATTGAGGACATTCTGATGAGCGAGTATGTCGCGGTTTATACCAATAGTAATTGGGTGAGTGTAGTTCCTAATCGTGGAACCATAGAATACCAAAAGAGCGTGAATACAAAGCTTATCAATTACACAATGTCCTTTGACTTCGGATTTGATGAGCGCAGTTTGGTACGATGAACAAGGTTGATATTTACGTCAATGGCTTCCGCCTTGACATTTTTGACGATGAGGAGATTAGCATCAACTTATCGGTGCAGAACGTGCAGGACATCTCAAAGGTGTTCACGGACTTTACGCAGGGATTTACCATTCCTGCAAGCCCACGAAACAACGAGATACTTCAGCACTACTACAACGCTAATATCACAAGTTCCGTTATCACTACCGAGACAGGCGGCAGCCCCGTATGGAATAGCATAGGCATCACTTGGAATACCTTTAACACGGTTTGGAACGCAGGCGCAACAAGCACGAGCGTTGCCAATACGTTTGATGGAAGGCTACGACAGGAAGCAAGAATTGAAATAAACTCCTTACCCTTCCGCACAGGGGTTATTGAGGTAGAGAACGTGCAGCTCAAAGGCACAGAGCCGTATGCTTACACGCTGACATTCTATGGGGATGTGGTAACGCTTACTGATTTGTTTGGCGAGGACTATTTGTACGACCTTAACTTCAGCGCATACAACCACCAATACTCCGATACTGCGGTATTTGATAGGCTGACTACCGACACCTATGCTCCGTTGTTTTATCCGCTTTGCAGTCCTGTAAAGAATTGGTTTTATGATTCAGACAATAGCAATCACAATGATAGCAACATCAGCTTTCACAATGCTAACGAGCAACACGGCATACACTACTACGAGTTAAAGCCTGCGCTAAAGGTAACGGCTATCCTTGATGCGATGGAAGCAAAATACGGCATCACGTTTACAGGAGCGTTCTTGGCTGCTACTCCGTTTGTTGATTTGTCGCTATGGCTGCACCGCTTTGAGGGGTATCTATTTGCAGCAGGCAATGATATTGCTTATCAGTTAATAAATATGAATCGCAACACAGGAAGCGGTTCGCAGTTTAATTTAAGTACAGACACTTGGACTGTTCCTGACGATGCGCCATACGACTTACAAATCACGATTGCAAACGCATCGGAAAACTATGAGATTGGTGTATTCTCAAACGGAGCCTTTGAGGCATCACTTCTTCAGAATGCTCATCCCGCATCATCGCTTACATTAACGATACCGAGTCTGATATTTAATACAGGCGCACAAGTGCAGTTGTTTATCCGACCCCAAGCGGCTACGTCAATGACGTATCAGGTTACTGACTACTCAGGGATTGATTCTATAACTGCTACGAGCGAGTTCTCTGTAGACCAAACCTTATCTGCCTCCTACTCCTTTCAGTTGGTGGTGCAAGACATAATGCCCGAGATTAAGGTCAAAGACTTCTTGGCAGGGATTCTGAAAATGTACAATATGGTAATCGTGCCGACTACATCTACGAGCTTCTTGCTTCAGCCATTGGAAGATTGGTACGCAGCAGGAAGCGACAAAGACTACCAAGAGTATTTAGACATCACCGAGTACGTGGTAAACCGCCCACCCCTATACAGGGAGATTGAATTTAAGTACCAAGAGACAGAGCAGATACTTGGATTCCAATACTTACAGACAAACAATGTAGGCTTTGGTGATTTGAATGTTGACTTCACCTTTGATGGGGAGCAGTTCCTAATTGAAGTTCCATTTGAATGCCCATTGTTTGAGAGGCTGACCGACCAAGATACAAGCGCACTTACCAACGTACTCGTGTACAAAAGCATCACAAGCGAAGCAAACGAGGATGGTACGTTCAACCCATACTTGGGTGCGCCTATCTTATTTTACGGCTACTTTAATGACTACGACTTGTCGGATAACTCGGTGGCATTTGTAAATGCTGATAATGACACAAGCGAGGAGGTCATCGTTGCGTGGTATGCTAATACGTCAAACCGCTATCAAAGTGCAGGAGCATCACACGCTATCACGTTTGGCGCAGACATAGACCCCTTTCACCTGCAATCGGTAAACCGCAGCCTGTACAACAACGAGTGGAGTAACTACATCACCGACCTATACGCGAAAGCAAGAAGGGTGTACAACGTAGATGCGGTGTTGCCCATCGGTAAGATTATCACGCTGAACCTTCAGAATGCAATCATTTGGAACAACACCAAGTACATCATAAACAACGTGAGTCTAAATATGACTACAGGCAAAGCATCATTTGAACTCCTCAACGTAGTATGAAGACAGGATATTTAAGTTATTTAATTGAAATACTAAACTCGGATGAGTGGCTTGGAGCAGGTGATTGCGTTGAAATCGCCAAAGGCAAGAACAAACTACCTGAAGGATGGAA